CTTTTTCGATACGGTCATCGAGTGCGCGCTTAAACAGATCAAGTGCCTCAACGTCTGGTATCGCGTTTGGTGTTGGTGCAAGGCCAACCAAAGCCCCGCCCGCGTCAAGGACAGGCTCCATACCCATGCGAAGGTCGCTGCCCTTCAACTGGGCGAGGTTCTTTGTGGACTGCCATATGCTGCGGATGACAGGCGACGGATTGTTTATGATGGCCGCGATTGTCGGATCGCTGACTTCGCCCACGGCGTAAGCGCGTTGGTATTCGGTGTTGCCGATGGCGCGAAGGCGATCTGTGATGGCCTCTTCCTCGCCGAAATAATCCTTTGCGCCGGGCAGCGCCGCTTCAGCCTGTACGCTCACGCGTTCAGGTGTCGCGACACGCGTCTCGATCAAGTTTTGTATAAGTTCCTCTTGCCCCGAACTCGGCTTCCCTGCCACCTTCTCAGTAAGCGCGGTCATGCGCGGAGAGGCCGTACCCAATCTCGTCGGCACGCCCTGCCGGTTCGCTAACGCGGTGAGACCAATCGCGCGTTGTGGTCCTTGTGCCCCAGCCGCTTCGGTTAGTATCTCCGCCGCCTTGCGATCCGCCGCTGTCAGTGGGATTTCGGGCACGCGCACAAACTGACCAGACACGTCGTCGTAAACCTCAAGGCCCGGTCCGAATTTCTCTTTAAATTTTTGCGCGGCAATAGAGGCTCCACGGCCGCCGTACTCCGCAAGTTTTCCAAAGCCTGCGCCGGTTACTGCACCCATAGTCGCGTTTCCGAGAGCGGACATGGGTATGTCAGTCAGACCCTCCGCCTGACCGACGCCGGATACTGCGCCAGACAGCGCGCCAGAGGCCGCTGCACGCGCGCCGACATTGGCCATCCGAGAGCCTGCTTGGAAGCCCTTAGATCCTATCTGAAACCCCTTGGTGACCGCGCCAAGAGGCAAGAACGAGCTGGCAATACCGCCGCCTAGTTCAAGGCCGAAAGCCTCGCCTTGGTTCGCTTTGGCCCACGCGTTGTAGTCGTCGTTGATTTGTTTCTTGAGGCGATAGTATTCGTCAACGGACATTTCACCCGACATGAACGCGCGCGCGGCTGCCTCAATCTCGTCGTTAAAGTCAAACGCAAAACCCTTAGCAAACGCACGGGCGCGCTGCGCGTTGCTGCTGCCCTGCGGCACCGCACCTACCATCTCGTCTTGCGTAGGTGTAGGTGCCGCTGGCGCGTCCAGCGACACGGATTTCAGCGACGGGTTCAGCGTGCCGTACTTATTGTAAAAGTCTTCGATCTCGCCCAAGTTGCTTATTTGCCCGACGTTATACTTACTTGCTAATGCCGATATGTCCGCCGCGTTGAAGGGCTGTTTCTTTTCGGCGTACTGTTGGTACAGGCCGCGCAGAGCGCTCTCGTAACCAGCGACATCCTCTTGCGGCGCCTGCGGGGCGACGCCGTCCATCGGCACGGCGTCAGCGGTTGTCGGCGCGCCGTCGGCAGGCGCAGCACCAGCAGGCTGGGCCGAGGGTTGGCCACCATCAATGGACACGACCGTAGCGCCACCGCTTTCGCTTTCAGCGCGCGCCTGTATCTGATCCGGCGTGACGTCGTCAGGCACGTTGGCAAACTGGAGCGCCTCGCCACTGCTAAGGGTAACGGTTACGTTTCTCGGCATATTAGTCGTTCCAATTAATGACGCGCGGTTTAGTCGCTGGTTTGCCTTGTGACCCGTCGGTGCGAGTTGAATAGTAGCCGCCCTGTATTCTAGGTATCATCGCTTTATTCCGCCTGACGACGTTTTGCGCAACGCCCAACGCCCTGCGCAAAATACGTTCGCGGGCTGGCGGAGGCAGGCCAATAGAACCTTGAACTTCTAGCAAGATTTTGCGTTCGCCTTCTGTTGGGTTTCCACCAAATGTTGTCTTCAAGGCGTTCAATGCGTTTTGGGTTGTCAAGTTCACAAACTCTTCAGTGGCCAAATACGCGGGGTCGGAGCTTGATGTCGCGGAACCGATAGCCTTACGCGTTGTCGCAAGGCCGCCAGAATATGCAGTGGGGTTTAACTCAAGTGCGCGGGTGAAATCCCGTATGGCTTGTTCGCCCGTAGCAATAAGTTGCTCGGCTTCAGTCAGCATCTGAATTTCTTTTGGCTTCAGATCGCGTGGCTTCGGCGCAACGCCCGGTATGAACTTACCCGTTAGGTTCGAGATTTGACCTGTCGCCGCGCCGTACATTGCTGCTTCTTCTGGCGTGGCGGGGCGGAATGTTTCCTTCTCTGGGCGCGGCGGTAGCGGCTTCCAAACGCCACTCTCGTCGTAATATCCCACAACGCCGCCACGGGTTTCCGTTTTTCCGGTAAGCGGAGCCTTGTTAGAGGTCCCACCAGCGGTTTCACCAGCAAGAGGTTTGGTGGTGATGTTACCATCGGCGTCTTGCATAATTACGGAAGGCACTCCGCCGATAGTTGTGTTTCCTACAACCCTTGACGGTTTTGGCCGGTTAAGTTTGAAAAGCTCCAGCTCAGTTTCAAGTTCTTGCTCGGCCAGACCTTCGCGCTGCGCAAGCTGCGCGGCGGCCAACGCCCTGAGCGCGTCCTCTCGCTTAATCTCGCCTTCGCGTTGGGCCTTCTGTTGCGCCGCTAAAACAGGCAGGACGTTGCCCGCAACACCGCTGAAGCCGCGCGTCGATGTCGGCGCAAAAAACGCGGATGACAGTTGATACATGCGCTCACTGAACGACGGCCCCTCGCGGCGCTCTCGCGTCTTCAACGCGAGGTCGTCGTAATACTTTTTCCGTTCATCAGCAATGTCGGAGCGCTTCTTCATGGCATCGCGGACACTCGCAGCGCCAAGCACTGACAGAGCGCCAGTGTTGGTGTCGTCTTCGGTGTCTGCACCGGCGGCGAGGCCGCCTTCGATTTCCTCGTCCATTAAAAGACCCCCGCTTTTTTAAGGTCGGCTATAATGCCCGCCGCGCCAGTTAAGGCACCGCCAATCTGCGACGCCGTGCTTGCTGGGTATTCCTGTTTAACGCCCGACGGTGATATGCCATACTCTTGCGTCGCACTCGGAACGCCAGTGGCAACGCCCTTGAAGGTGTTTATCATGTTGTTGATTTGCTCTTGCGGGTAGCCCTGCTGACGCAGGAAGTCGCCGTATGCGACGTCGAGGTTCTTCTGGCCCTGCTGCTGCTCCAGCGCACCGACGCCACTAAGCGCACCCGCGCCAGTGAGGCCGAGCGACTGCGCCTGCTCGCCGAGGGTGGACAGAGCGCCAGAGGCGGCGAGCTGCTGTTGCTGCTGCGCCCGCGCCAGATCGCCAGCCGTGCCTGCAAGAGTGCCGAAGCGGCTGAGGTCGGAGCCTGCAAGCCCTGCGGCCTCGCCAAACCCAGACTTTAGCGCCGCACTTTGCGCGGCGAGGATGTCGGCGTTTGTGTCACGGAGGGTGCGTCCCAAATCAAGCATCATGCCCGAGGGAGTTCCGCCCACGTTCTCGTCGCGGGGGCCAAAGCCGAGTTGACCCGCTTTGACGTAGCGGCCTTCAACTTCAGGTAAGAGTACTTCATTTAAGTTGCGTCGACCCAGCTCGCCGATGCGGCTGACAACGGCCTCATTGTACGGGTTCATGTACTGGCCGATGTTCGACACGGATGTCTGACCGGCTTGCGTCAAGAACGGCTGCGCGGTGTTTAACGCGCCCGGTGCGTTTGCGGCGCTCTGCGCGACGCCTGTAGCCTGTCCGAACAGAGGCTGGTAGGCCGAGGCTGCTTGACCCGTCATGCCGAAGGCCTGCTGCTGCGTCGGCGTGAAGCCCGCGACGCGCGGCATTGGCGCGGTCTCGTACGGGCGGTTGGCCAAGGCCCTCTGCCCCGACAGGACGTCCATCGCGTAGTTGGTGTACCACTCGGGCATCACCGTCTGCTTGGTCATGTCCGTGAGGGCCGAGCCTTGCGGGATTGCGGCCCCTTCGGCTAGGAATGAACTGACAGCCATTAAACGCGTCCTCCAGACAGATATGCTTCAGGCCTCTTGGCATTAGCACTAAAACGGCCCTTTGCCAACTTCTTGCCCTTGTGTTTACGAACTTTAACTCGAAGCTCGTCCAGCTTCTTTGCGCCGGCCTTGCTCGACCCGTCACCCAACAGGGCGACAGTCTCGGCGTCGATGACGTACTCGCCGTCGGACAACACCGCAGGGATGTCGTCGCTGCGCCCCGTGCCGGGGCCGTTGACTGCAAATTCAGTGCGACCGCCACGGGCAAAGTTTACAGGCTCCTCCGTGCGCATGATTGGGCCGGCGGGGTTGTTCGGTACGGGCTGCGCCGCGTAGTCGTAGAAGTTAAGCTCAGGCCGCGTGCCGTATGTCAACCAGTCTTGGTCGCCCAGTGCGCGCGGGGTGCGGTTTGCGCCGATGACACCAAGGCCGCTGGCGGGCGGCAGCTTGGCCGAGAAGATTGGGTTCAAGCGACCCGAGCCGCTGCCGCCGTACCTGCCGGTTTGTCCTGAGCCACCACCAGCGGCACCGCCGAGGAGACCAGAGGCGAGGCCCGCAAGGCGCAGATACTCTTCGAGGCCGAGTTTCTTCTTCTTGGCTTCTGCGTCAGCCTTCTCTGCCGCTGCAGGGTCAGTAGGCACACCACCCGCCGTGGCGGCGGCGAGACCGCCCACGCCGCCCAAAGCGGCGAGCATTTCTTCTGGGGTGAGACTTTCCGCACCGGTGACAATGGTACCCGGCTCTTCCTCTACCGCTTGCACAGTTTCAGGCTGTTGCGTTGTTGCGGGTTGTGCTGCGGTCAGCGCGCCTGAAAGTATCGCATCAACAGGCACAGGGAGCGACGCGCCGAAGGGCAAGCCCGATCCAGACGCTCGGTTAGCGTTGACAATGATACTGTCGTCCACGGGTTCTGGTGCCATAGGTTCCGACGGTAGGGGTTCAGGCAACCCGCCCTTGGGTAAGAAGTCAGTAGCTATGGGAGCGAATGCGTTGGCCAGCGCGCCGCCGTAGTTCGGGACAGCGGACGCAGCTTTGTTCGCAATTACGTTAATGGTGTCGTCTACGGGTGGTTGGAATGCCGGTGGCAGTGGCTGTTGCGCAAACTGTTCAGCAGGCGGTTTATAGCCAGTGATTTCGCTCAAGCCCGCTTTGCCTACTTGCGATAAAGCCGCTTGACCAAGCGCGCCGCCTGCGGCCTGTAAACCCTTTGAAAGACCGGTGACGACAATATCGCCCGCAGCATTGCCTAAGCCTTGTGCTGCGCCTTGTGTTACGCCTTGTGTTACGCCTTTGCCAACGCCGCTCAAGGCCCCGCCGATTGCTTTATCAAGGCCAGTGCCGCTTGTTATACCTGCGGTAGCGCCACCAATCAGTGCGCCTTTAAGGATGTCGTCGCCCTTCAACGCCGCGCCTGCGCCGCCTGCAAGGGCGGCAGAGAGAACGGGTCCAGCAAATTGCAGACCGGGTATTAAACTGACTGCGATTGGCAACGCCGTGCCAACGACATTGGCAACTTCGCCAAGAAAAGTCTTGTTTCTATTCTCGTGTGCGACAGTTGTGAACTCACCTGACGGGTTTGCGGTTTGAATGATGTAATTCGCCTTGCGCCCCCTCGCGTCGGTTATGCCTTGGCCGAGTTCGGTTGCCTTACGCGCAGCGTCGTAACCTACACCCTCGAACACAACTTTGTTGGTGTTACGGTCAACAAGGCGCACCGGCTGGTCGGCTCTCATGACGAACACATTGCCCGATGGCGACGTGAAATCCCCTCTATTAGATATTGGTGCGGTAATGTATTCCGTATTTGGATCGTCTTTATAAATGCCGCCCATCGCGCCACCGCCAAAGTTTGACGCAAAGTTTAATCCGTAAAGACTATCATCAATGCCGCTAAAGCCACTAAAATCAAGTTTGCTAAGATCAAACGTGCTAGGATCGAACGGTACTTCAGTAGGCGCCGCAGTAGCCGCAGCAGGAGATCCGATACCCATGATAGGCGGTGCAACATACGGAGCGGCGTAACCGCCCATGTCGTAAATATCTTCATCGTACCGCGCACGTCCGCCTTGGGCGTAGCGCGGTACGGACGCTTGCAGATAGTTACTGAAGCCGGGGATGTAATTCATGAGCTTGTACCTTCGAGCATCGGATATACACGCATTCCCCACTCACGCCAATCAGAGAACTGATATGGGTCGGGAATAATTTGTTGCGTAAATGGTGAGGCACGCAACAGCCCAATCGCCCAACCTTGCCACTTGGCCTCGTCTGGAGGCGTGCCAAAGGCCCACGCGTCGTTAACCGACAGTATAACCGAACAGGCCCAGTCTTGCCAAGTCATGTTGCGCGGGTCGATCATCCTAAAGTTGTGCCATCGCCCTCTTGCAAGTGCGCAAGGACCAAGCCCATCTGATAATTTCCGCCGAGGGTGTTGCTTTCGAAACGAAAGCGCAGTTCGCGGCGCTGCGTCTTCAAGAAGACGACCTGCTCTTGCGGCGTCTGCGGGTTCTCAACAAATGTCATAGGAATGCCGTTAACTTCGGGCGCGCGAGCGTTGGCGCGACCCATGACTTGCACCACCATGTCGCCACTCTGCACGAAGTCTGGCTCAAGCATCAACACCTGAAGGGCCTTGTTTTTCTGCGCCGTGACTGGCAGGCACAGGTCGGCCGTCTCGAAGTACGACTGTATCGGGTTGAGCGTCAGGCCGTCAATCTCGTCCGTGCCGACCTCGTGAACCCAGAACTTATATTGCGGATCTCCGCTATCTTCGGTGATGCGGACGTTTTCGTCTTCTGTGATGCGGGTGCCAGCATTGAGCCAGTCATGTGCCACGTACAGGGGTGTGATGAAGTCCAATGCGAGCGACGGCGTAGCGTCTTGGTCGCCGTAGTATTGCTCGGTGACGCGAGTGTCCGTAGGCAGGAAGTCAGGAAGCACGCCAGACATCAGCGGCTTTTGGAACACGGCAGGGAAGATGCCCGCGCCGCGTCCGCCGTTGGGTAGTGCGGTGTCGTACCACGTGTTTTCGCGCACGTTGTAACAGACGGCGTGGTTCGGCTCGATGCTGTCGCCGAACGGGAAGCACCACCATATCTCGCCGAAGCGCGGCACCTTCATCGCGAACACCTTCTGGCGCTGCGCATAGTTCAGGTTGTCGAAGAAAAAGTTCAGATTGAGGTTGTTCTCGACCTCGCGCACGACGCCATTAAACGTCAGAAAGCGGTCGGTGCCAATCCAGTAGAAGATGCCGTCATACTCGATGACGCTGTTGGACGACAGGATCGACGACTGCGCGCTGATTGTGTCGAACTGAAACACCGCAGTGCCACCGACGTACGTGCCGCGAATGAGGCTGTCTGCCGACCAGAACAGGCCCGAGGGACTGTTGCCCGGCCCGCCGCGCAGTGGCATCGCCTTGACGATCTTTTGCCCCGTAATGTACGCATTACCCGCGCCAGATCCCGTGAAGTCCGACGGGTTGTTCGGCACGGACCACGCCGCGTAGCCGTCATTGCCGAAGGCGAACGTGTAGGGTGGCAGCGTGACGACGCCGCCAGTGGCGCTGAAGTTAGCCGGCACTGCGGTGACTTGTGTCAATGCCGTCGTGCCGAGGAGGTCGCCGACGAATACCGCGCCGCCCTCACTGTTGCAGATGCAGTTGAGGTTCGGCGCGACTTGCGCGACAATCTGGTTGCCGTTGTTCGTGTCGTACGCCGTGGCGAACTGCCACATGTTTGCGTCGTCTACTGTGAAGCCGGCGAAGGGTGTGCGATCTGTGATGATGCTGGTGTTGTACGTGCCGTCGATGAAGAAACGCTCGAGGCGGTCTGACGATCCGGCGTGGATGTACGTCAGCAGATCCTGTGTATATTCGGTGAGCGCGCGCGGCAAGCCGCGAAGGAACTTGTTTATCGAACGGTAGCCGCCCATCTTACGCGGCAGCCCGCGCTGAAAACGAACCCACTGCCCGTCAACGTACTGGTCGCCCTCGAACTTGGTGCCGTCCCGCTTAATGCCGGGGAGCGACTTGATTTGGACAATGTTCTCGGCCATTAGGTACCTCGTGGGCGTAAATGCGCGCTGCTTAGAATGTATGTAATACTATTTTGGAACTCCTCGGTGTCTATAACGTATGAAGTTACCGTATCAAATTCATCTAAGTAGCTTTTGTTTCTGGTAGGACACCCAATATAAGAACCTGTGTTTTTTATTATATTAAAGACATCGGCTTTAACTTCTGGGTCACCCGCTAGTAATATATCCCCCTCAATAACTGTTTCCGAAACATCAATGTTAGCTTTGTTAGCTTTAGCATTAAGCAAGGAAGAACTAAGAGCAATAGTATCAGTATCAACGCACGTTACTCTTGCAGCGCCTGACATAGCTGCCGCAATACCTACAATACCGGACCCAGAACAAAAATCAATAACATGCTTATCCTTTACAGTATCAGGATTATCTATAACATATCGAGACAGCGCTAACCCTCCAGCCCAAGATTGCGTCCAATAGGGCCTTGCAGTATTATTACCTAACTCTTGTTTTAGCATGTCGTGCATGGTTTTCTCTTTGCTAGTAAATAATCTTATCTCTGGGACAAAAGAAAGATACTGTAGCTTTGTGTACTTTTGTATGAAATCATTATGGTTTAGCATATGAAGTCGGTATGTTTACTATTCTGCAATTATCGGTAAGGGCAACAACTGCATGTGACTGCAACGGGTAAAACTCGATAATATTGCCTTCCGTAAGGGTTTTTGTCCACTCAGGCGTTACGATATCTACCACGCCTCTTGCGCATATTGTAATGTGTGTCTCGCCTATTTGATGCCTGTGTTCCGGCAAGCAATCACCCTTAAATTCAAGGTCGTATATCGTGGTGTTTAACTCACCAAACGTGATATTACGATCTTTGAGCATTAGATCACTTCGTTATTAAATGTAGGTAGGTTGTACTCCATATCCTCACCGACAATAACTTCTAACTGTTGAAGGTCGATGTTTCGTTCTTGGATGGCTTTAACCTCTTCATTCCTATCGTGAAAACGAGTGTGCGGAGTGGCATCCACAACAAGCTGCCGTAAATCATCCGCTGTTGCGTCAAAATTAAAGCCTAGCGCAGCGCGTATACTTTTACCCCCGTGAGGATCGAAATACTCAACAACTAACTGCCTTTGTTCCAGATTGATTGACTCAACTTTTGCGTTAAACTGCATTTGATATGTTAACATAATATTTACTCCTCTATGTATATGCGATGATGACGCGACCATCGGCACCAGCACCGCCGTTACCCACACCGTTAACAAGCAGGCCAACAGTGACAGTTAATACCGTACCGGGGGTTAGCGTTGTTATTATAGTTTTACTATAACCACCAGCACCGCCCCCACCGCCACCATTTAGCACCGGGTTACACATAACAACTATATTGCGCGCACCGCCACCGCCGCCAGCACCGGGAGCCGTAGCATCACCACCAGCAACACTGCCTGATGTTGCGGTTGCACCAGCACCTCCAGTTCCCCCAGAGATACTTCCGTTGGTTCCATTAGCACCAGTACCACCTACGTTAGTGTTGTTACCACCAGCACCACCACTAGCGCCTGTGGTGTTAGTAGTGTTGCCGCCAGAGGCTGTTCCCCCGGTTCCAGCGCCATCTGGGAATGGTGAGCTAGCTGCAAGGCCACCGCCGCCCCCATTTGCTGTCATCGTCGTCAAGCCAGTACCAGAAACGCTACTAGCGCCCCCCGCGCTACCATTGGTAGCTGCGGATGCGCCGCCCTCACCACCCGCGCCCCATACTTCGATGGTTGCCGTGGTATAGCCTGATGGGACCGTAGAAGTCCCACTGGCCGTAAAGGTTTCGGTGATTGGCACAAAAGGTGACGCGGCACCCAGCAGCGCCATTTGAATACCGCTCATTATGTAACTCCCGCGCCAGAGATAACTGCCTCTGTCGCGCTGTTGAACCAGACCGTTGCCATACCCCGCGCAGCCAGTGTGCGGTTGCCTGTGGTGGCGGTTCCTGCGAGGCGGAGCGTTGTGACCCCTGCTGTAATCGTAATGGCAGCAGCACTGTCGTTGTATATTGAAACCGCATCACCCGCAGCAAACGTGCTGTTAGGAATTGTTATGCCCGCAGTAACCGCAATGCACTTGCCGACATCACCTACCACAGCGGTGGTAGTTGTCGTAGAACGGGGAATGTTCCGGTATCCAATAACGATGCTGTCGATGGTAGCACCAGATGCGACGGATGTAACCGAACCGCCAAGCGTTAAGTTGCCCGACGTTGTGACCGTGCCTGAAAGACTGAGGCCGTTGGCAGAGCCAGTGCCACCGACAGATGTGACAGTGCCGGTGTTCGAGGTAAAGCCAGATGGGTTGCTGGCCGCGTAAGCGCCGAGGTTGGTGAGCGCCCCGCCTGAAGTCGTTGCGCCTGTGCCGCCGTTGGCCACGGCGACTGTGCCGGTGACGTTCAATGCCGTCCCAGTCGTGTTCTGGTTAAGGGTCGGAACGTCCGCCGCGACAATAGCGCGGAATGTCGGAACGCCAGCCGTGCCATTCGGCGCAGCCAAGAACGTGTTGGCCGTTTGTGACGCAAAGTTAGACGCCGTGACGGCGAGCGTGCCGCCAAGCGTCAGAGACCCCGAAGTGGTAACAGTACCGCTCAAGCTCAAGCCGCTTACAGTGCCAGTGCCGGCAACTGAAGTGACCGTACCCGCGCCGAGATTAGTCCGAGCGGTGGTCGCGTCAGTCGCGCCTGTGCCGCCCTGTGCGATACTAAGTGCCGTGAGCAGGCCGGTGAGCGACGTGATGTCGGAGTTAGCGCCAGAGCCAGCCGCACCGAGGTTGAGCCGAGCGCCAGAGACACTGGTCGCGCCAGTGCCGCCATTAACAACGGCGAGCGTCCCGCCGAGGGTCAAAGTGCCGCTGGTTGTAATCGGACCGCCAGTTAAGGTAAGGCCCGTGGTGCCGCCTGAGCCGGAGACCGAGGTGACAGTGCCACTACCGGCAGTAGACGCGATGGTGATGCCACCCGCGCCGTTCGTGATGCTGATGCCCGACCCAGCCGTCAACGTCGCCTTCGTAAGCGTGTTGCCCGTGGTGTTGCCAATAAGCAACTGCCCGTCGGTGTACGTGGTCTGGCCCGTGCCGCCGTTGGCGACAGGGAGCGCGGTGCCCGACAGCGAGATTGCCAACGTGCCCGACGTCGTGATTGGCGAACCGGTCACGGACAGGAACGACGGGACGGTCGCCGCGACGCTGGTCACCGAGCCTGAACCCGTGCCGACGCCCACGCCGTTGATGAACAGGCCCGTGGCGTTAATGGTGCCCACACCTTGCGCGCCAAGCGTAGGCGCGCCGATCTGAATGCCTGCCGCGTTAGTCAAAGCCGTGATGTCTGCGTTTGAGCCGCTTGCCGCCGCGCCGAGGCTTGTGCGCGCAGCTCCAGCCGTTATGGCGTTGGTGCCGCCTTGCGCGACGCTCAGTGGCGTCGTGAGGCCCGTCAGTGACGTGATGTCGCTGTTAGCGCCAGAGGCCGCCGCCGCGATGGCGGAGCGCGCCGCAGCCGTCGTGGCTGCCGTGAAGACCGACGTGCCGATACCCGTGCCGCCGAGGTTGGTCAGCGCCGAGGGCGCGTTGACTGCGCCTGTGCCGCCTTGGGAAATGGGGACTGTACCCGCAAAGGCCGCCGAGGTGGTGGCCGAGATGATGTTCGTGCCGTCGGAATACAGGATGGCCGTCGCGCCTTGAGTGACCAGAGTGGTGGTCGCGCTACCCGAGGCCTGAAGGCCCAACGTAAACGCGCCCGTCGTGGCGTTGTTTACCCAGTATTGCTGCACCGTGGCGGGGACAACGACGGTGACGTTGGACGTCAGCGCGCCGTTGAACCTATACGCAATCCGATTAAGTTCTGACCCACTCAGTGTGTACGTACCGCCAGTGACGGCAATGGTCGTGTAGTCGAACGCGAAGACCGCCTGCTGACCGAGGCCGATGGTGTACCACTGGACGCCGTCGCTTACAATGACGGCGCTGTCGCCCGGCTGCAAGAGCAGCGTGGCTGCCGCGTTGATAAGCTCGGAGCCGGACGGGTCGACGGTCAGGTCGCCCTGCCCGCCGTTGCGGACTTGCACAAACCAACCGTCGCCGGCGGCGACAGCGGTCGGCAAGTTGAGCGTGCCGAGGCCGCCGGCCCAGACGAAGACCCTCGCGCGGTCAGGGGCAGTCAAGCTGTACGGCGTGATGGAAAAGTCGATGACCTCGTAATTCTGCGCAAGCTCCGATCCGTCTGCGATTAGACCCGCGCCCGCCAGTGCGGCGGCCTGAGCCTGCGCTACGGCAGCGCCGTAGCGGAACGTGCGCCAGACACCGCCGACGGTGGTGTTGTTGATGAGGTAGCACTGCCACTGTTCGCCCGCGCCGATGCTCAGGATTGCGTTGCCGGCGGCATTGTCAACGGTGATTGTGTTGGGGCCGAGGTTGTTGAACAGGATCGTCTGTCCGACGCCAACCGACAGCGCGTCGGGCAAGGTTATGGTGAATGGCCCTGTCGGTGTGACGTCGATGATGCGCGCGACGACGTTATTGCCGGTGGTGGCCTCAAGCGGCCACTCAAGGGATATGTCGCTGGTCAGCGCGAGGGGGAGGTACGATACGTCCGAGGGGTAGATTGTCGTACCACCGAAAACCTGTGTAAATGACGTGGACATTATGCCTCCTTGCGCACGGCGGATCGGTCTAAGATTTTGGCGAGATCTTCGCCGTTCAACATTGCCGCCGCGCGGTCGTACATGCTCTGCCAAACTGGGATGCGTTCGTCGTTCTTCAGGAACGGCGTTGCCTCAACCAGCGTGCCGTAAAGCAGAAGCTGCGGGGCGTATTCGGTAATCCAGTTGGTCTGCACGCTATCGTCAAGCAATGGCGGCAACTCGTAATACAGGATTTCAAATGGATATGCGGCGTCCGGCGTCGGCGCGAACAGCCAGTGACTGTAGTCATAGTCGCTGTAGAACAGCGGCGTGTCCGTCTCCAAGGCGTTTGGCCAGTAGGAGCGCAGATATTCATACACGCGGGAGAATATGATTTTGCGGTCATTAAAAGTCGCGCCTGTGCCGATGTTGATCGACACCGTGTCGCGCCAGCGGTCGGGCTTGGGGTAGACGGACTGGCCCGGAGAGAGCGTGCCGGTCACGACGTTGATGAAGCCCTCAACTTTAAGCTCGCGGGCGATGCGGCGTTCGGCGAGGTTGATTAGGCGCGGGATTTGCTCGAAGACAATGGGGTCGGACGCAAGGGTGTTGCCGCGCTCAAGATAGCGCTGCACGTCTTGCTGTAACGTCGTGAATGTCATCGCAGTGGCCATAACGCGCCCCTATATCAGATTTTTACGTTTTGCGCATCAGAAAACCCGCACTCATCATACGGCATCCAGCATTTCAGGGCAAGCGTACACACGCATCCCCTGCCCGAACTTTTTATGGTACGTGATCGAGCACACCTCCCTGTCCGAGAACCACGCGCCGCGAGAGGCGTATGCGTCCCGTGCGGCGAGTGTGGGGTGCTGGAAGACCTTCATCCCTGCATGTTCCTCCTCTTTGGTGTGGTGGTAGTTCCCTGTGTGGCAGTAGCGTTTCTTCGTGCGGCCCCATATCTCGGAGAACATGGCGGGGATGATTTCGCGCATCGCGCCGAACTTCTTCAAGTGGCTGTGGTGAAAGGTCAACATGACGTCGCCAAATTCATAGGCGTAGTACGGCAGCGCGCTGTCATCGACGGTGATGCGCGGCTCGTTCTCGTACAGCGCCTTGAACATCGTGCGCAGCCAGACGGACGAGGCCATGTCGTGGTTGCCTTCGGCGAGGATGACGTGGACGTTTTTGTGCTTGGCCAGTAGCATATTGATGATGCGGCGCAGCACACGCACGGCGACTTCGACCATCTTGGTGAAGCGGCCGTCGGCGTCGAGGACGTGCCCGCTGGTCGGTGTGACGGCCGACAGGCCGTCGTAGTGCAGCAAGTCGCCGAGCTGGTTCAGGATGGCCGTCTCGCTGTCTGGCGAGGATTTGATGATCTGCTCGAAGCAGCCGACGATGACCGCCTCGGCTATCTGCAAGTCCCAGTCGGCCTGCATGTTCTCGCGGTGCCATGCGAGCATGCCGATGTGCGCGTCGGTTAGCGTGTACATCGTCAGCAGGTCGGCGTTGAACTGCTCTGGCGCGATGATTGGATCGAGGCGCGGCAACGTGTTCGCCATCGCGTTCACGGCGGCTGCGAACATCTCTTGCTGCCGAGCCACGTCGGCAGACGCCTTGACCCACTGGCCGGTGGGCTTGCCCTCCTTGTCGTAGTAGGTCGATACGCCCTTGGCGATAAAGCCGTCGGGCACGGGCCGTGTAAAGTCATGCTCTGGCGCGTAGCCGTACAGCGCCGCCTTCTTTTTAACAGCAATGTAGGCGTCACTTGCGCCGCCCATGTTAATACCCAATTCAATGGACGCAGCCTTGGCACTTCCAAGACGCTCTATGGCCTCGAGGATTTCCTTTTGGCGAGGCGTACAATATTTGTACAACTCTTGGTCTATCGCTAAGATGGCTGGCATTTACTTGCCTTTCGGGCAGTCATCCTCGCACAAGCAAACGAAAACACCGTTATGTAGTTCGACTTCGGCTACCGTTTCAGGTGTGTCTTTTGTCGCGTCGTAGGTGATGGGTTTTGCAATGGCGCAGTAACTATTTACGGGAGCGGTCGAAACGGTTGCGCAGCCGCTCGTCGCGCTCAGGATCAGGGACGTTGACAGCAGCCTCGCCCAGTTCGATTTGACGATTGATGGCATCGTTCATCTCCTTAATGGTTTCCTGACGGCCTTGCCGCTTCCAACGGTTTTCATCCCAAAGCCCTAAGAGCTTGTTGATGATACCCAGCAAGGCCGTCAGGAACTTCATTATTCGGCGGGTGTTTCAGACAGGAGCATGGCGACTACGCCAGCCAGACCGGCGACGGCCGTGGAGATGGTTGCCCACTCTGCGTCGGACAGGCCGAAGGCCAATGCGATGCCGGCGAAGCCAGCGTATGTGCTAGGCTCCTTCAAACGATTTACTAACCAAGATACGATCTTCATTTTACTTTCCCTTCGGATAAAACGCCCAAGGCAGTTCCCAATGCGGGCCGTCTTTGAACGTGCGCCAATCACCACCCCACTGAAGTGGCAATCTCTCGACCGCCGCAGCGGCCTTTATTGTCTTGGCCAGCCGTTTGTAGAGTGGCCAGTCCCAAGATATTTTACCGTTAATCATTGGTGCCAGATCAACCGCGTGGCCAGTCAGGTGTCGCGAGTTCATCGTCTTCGACGCGCCCTGCTTCACTAACTCTTTCTGCCTCTCGACTGTGCGCAGCCCTTCCAAAACGGTAAAGTCAAGGTCCGATATGTCGGCGGCCTTCTTCACGATGCGGACGAGATCTGGGTGTACACCTTCAAGGCGTGCCAGCGAACGTGTGCCAAGTATAATGCTCATGTCAGTTCATCTTCATAATTATGCCGATAAGCAGCATAATGATTGCCCCAGCCACGCCTAAGCTGGTATTTTCGAGGCGTTTAATACGCATGATAGTTTCACGCCACCGTTCGGCACATACGGCTTCATGTGTAGACAGGCGAACATTTAAGTCATCATCGTTCATTTCAAGTTCCGTAGCTTATAGATGGTTGATAGATACACTTCTGTGACACCGTCCACGAGGTTGGCCACGGCGCGGTTGCCCTTGCAGACGGCCTCGTGGTTCTGCTCGATCCAGTCCGCGTCAGCCTCTAGGAGCTTCAGCACGTCACGCTCAGTGACTTTCGGGGCTGGTATGTTGCCGATGAGGCTGAACGCGCCTTGGTACGCCTCTACGAGCCTGTCGATGGCGTCTATGACGTCGTCGTAAAAGTGGCCCAGCGCCTTGTGCTTGGCGTAGCTGCCTTCGCCCTTGGCGCGCCAATGTTCAAAGTGTGCAACATTCCGTGCGTAGAACACGCGGCTGATAAGTTCTTCAATCATTACGCGATCCTTTGCGCAGCCAGAATTACCGAGGGTATGGCGGGGGCGACTGCCCCTGCGGCGAGGAAGTCGATGGTTACGGCGGTGTTTTCAGGGAGCCACATGACCTCGATGTACTGACCCGCAGTAACTTGCTCGTTAAATACAATCTGGAAGAGCGCCGCCCCACCATCTGCGGCCCTTGGTATGTTCATAATTGAGGCAGAATTTGCGATATTGGTCCCGTCTTTGCGGAACCAAATGGTGGCGTCGTGGTCGTTTGTGTCGGTGTTTTTGAACTGAAGGCTTGGCGCGAGCATGTAGGTGCCTGCCGCAGCAAACGTGATGCGCGTTAGGTTGGCGCTTGCGTCCGGCGCAATGGTGATACCAGCCCCAAAACTGGTTGTCGCCATCCTGACCGCAGTGGCCACTGTCGTGCTGCCTGTCTGGTCATTTACGTCGTAAGCCAAGATATACGCGCGGCCCGCGACATCTAAAAAAGGCACAGTCGCGGAGGCCGTCATGGCCGCCGTGCCGTTGCCCTTGACGTAGCCGGTCAGCGTCGCCGCGCCGGTGCCGCCAGTGGGGACAGTGCGCACGTTCGCGGCGGTGGCCGCGATGTCGCTCGCGGCGACTTTCTTGCTCGCGCCAGACTGAACCACCTCGAAGAGTTCGGTGCCCGCCAGCGGCGTAGTGGCGGCGGGGAGACCTGAGATTTTTACGTCAGCCATTATGGTAATCCTTTACTTCGCAATGTGTGGCACCGGCGGTAGGAGACAGGCCGCCGCCGGTGCCGCCACGGGACAAGGGGAGCACGCCTTGTGTTTCCGTGGTGTGGCTCAAGTCTGCCGTCAGGCGGACAAGATCTACACGCGCGGCAACAGTCGAGACACCAGACAGACTGGGACCGATAGGCTCAAGCGTTGAAATTTCCATCATACACCGTCCAACGGTGTGTCGGGGCGCGGATACTGAAGCGCAATGACTTCAGGCTGCCGCGCGGGTAGGCGATACGGGTCGTACTCGTCCATGTCGTCCTTGCAGACGCGCAAACCGGGGTAGTTCGGGTCTGGATACAAGTCGTCAAGCGAGAACTTGCGGCTGCAACGGCCGCAAATGCCGATACCGAGTGTGGTCTTCCCGCGTGTGTTGAGATATACAGGCACGGCGCTAAATTACCTTGTGTACGGCGAAATATTGGGGGCAATCATCATCGGACTGTTGTCGCGCTCTTCCATTTGCGCGATGTACAGGGCCGAGGCAGCCTTTTGGTCCAGAATTGGTATCATATTGACGTCAACCTCGACCAATTCAAGCGCCATTTTGGCCGCCAAGCCGGCGACGATGGCCTCAAGCCAGCGCTGCGGCACTTCGACGTCCTGCGTCATGGTGCCGACGTCCATAATGTAGCGCTGACGCCACACGACGATCTGGCAGACGGTGGCGGCCTCGTTTGGCACCGGCCACATGTGCATTATTGGGTTGTTGACTTGCCGATCGAACCAAAATTGCAGCGGGCGGTTCGACTGGAACGCCTTATTTGGCAAATTCGTGTAGTCGTCGCGGTTCATGCGCGCCAACGGGATCTCGGTCGGCGTGTTGGCCAGATAGATTTGGCTGAAACTGAGCGTCCCTGTCGTCGCGCGGACGCGGAAGTATGGGGCCGCTACGCTGCTGTCCAGATCGAACCACGTCCACTCGCCCGCGACGGCGGTTGGCGTCTCGGTTTGGATGGTGAACCACGTCACGCCGTCGTCCGAACGCTCGAGGGCGACAGGCACGGCGGCGGCCGTCCAGTATATACCGACTGTAGATACAAAAATGTCTGTGGTGAAGGCAACTGTGCGCGTCGTTGACGTGGTGGTGTTGGTGCCGGTCACCGGCTGGAGCGTGCGGAAGTTGCTGTTCAGAATATCGACGGTGCCGTCGGCCATTGTGATGTCGCCCACGCCGTCGTACAGCGGGTATATCTGCTTCTCGATGCACCACAGCGGCGCGCCTTGGTTGGCCAAGTCGGACAGGAACAGATATAGCTGGTCGTTGGCTATGTCGATGTGTTCGGCGCTGATCTGTTGCGCCGTCAGTTTGCAACGACGGATCGCGTTGTCAATGACGCGCCGCGTATTGAAAACCGTCTGCGAAACCGTGTTAGAAAATGCCATAGTTGTGTGCCCAGATTGTTATCGCAGCAGCAAGCCGATGACAGCAAGCACCTCTAGCGTGGGTTGTATAGCGCAAAAACTGCCCACCAGCAAGGCGGGCAGTTCTTTTATGTTAGCACTTGCCCTTTGGCATTGCGGTCAGGCCGCCCTTGTTGCGGCGGATCATCGGACGATCGCTGTGCGCGGGCACGCCACCTTTTTTCATGGGCAACGGACGGGCAGGCATAACCCGCGCCCGCTCTAAGTCGCTCATGCCTTTTACGCGCTTCGCTGCCTTGGCGCGTTCCATGTCGCGGTTAGACATAGCGCCCACGCCTTTTGCTACTGGCTTCTTCTTGGCGGGGTCTACGCCGCCCGGTGTCATGCCGAGTTCTGCGTCCGTCATGCGACGGCCACTGTCCGTTGTGGGGCGCGTGGAGATGCCCTCGTCCATCATGCCGCCACGTGCCTTCTTCACTGGGCCTCCACACATGTACTTCATTCTGGTGCTGTCTTTAAAACCGTCCATGTCACTTACCTTTCTTGCGGGCCGCAGCCATATTATCAACGAGATTTGGGTAGGGTCGTCCAGCCGCCTTGGCGCGAGCCTTAGCAGATTTCTTCTTTTTTACCGACAGATCTTTCGGCTTGCCGAGATCCTTCGGGCGTTTCTTTTCCCATACGGGTTTTACTGCAAAATCGCTCATGTCAACAATCCCATTTGCGTAGTGATAGTGCTTTACGTGTCGGGCGACCCTTGTCGTCCTCCATCGGCCCCTCCATCCCTGTCATTCTTGCGCAAAATGACTTGCGACGTGCGGCGGCCTTCGGTGACTTCTTCGCCTGCTTGGCGCTGACGGGCGGCTTGATGTCTTGGCCCTGAGCGCGCAGCGATGCGCGGCCCTTGGCGTTAAGGCCGCCCTCGGGGTTCTGCCCCTCTTTACGCGTCCATGCGCCGCCCTCGGCCATCGCGAGGCCGCCCTTGGCAAACGCCTGCCGATAGCCGACGCCGCCAGAGACGCCAGCGCCCGGCTGATACTGCGCGCCCACGCTGAACGGGCCGCGATTATACTGTGCCTGCATCTGGGCCATCTTCATGCGAGGGTCCATCGACGCGCCGACATTGAGCTGACCGCCCGCGACCGGCGCGCTGTAGTTAACGCCACCGCCGCCAAAGCCTTGAGGGCCGACCATCGCGCCGCCGCTGACCATGCCGGGGCCGACCTGCCGTTGGCCTGAGACGGCCATACCCTGCGGGGTGAGCTGCGGGTTGCCCGGTATCTGCATTGGCTGTTGGTTGGGCACCGGTCCGAGGTTGGGCACGCGCTGACTAGGCATCGGACGCACGCCCAGCGCGTCGTCGATGTGGTTCTTGGCTTTGAACAGCCGGAGGTCGAACGCGTTGTCCATCACGCCCAGACGCGGTAAGGCACGACTGGCTCGACGGTCAATGGCGTCAACAGCGCCAACTGATCCTCATCGAAGCTGCCGCGAAGGTTGGTGTGCCAATCGGGATAATATTCCTCAATTGGTTCGCCCTCTTCGTCGTAGCCAATGACTTTCGTGAACGGGCCAATCTGATCGACGGAGAAGTCCGGCGTCGGGTTGCCCTCGTCGTCGATGACGCCAGCCTCAAGCAAGGCTGCGTCCATGTCCTCTTCGGTCAGGGTTTTGAGATATAAGTCTGTCATGTCGTTAACGCCTGTAGCTGGAAGTCCGCAAGGCGGACGGGGTAATATTGGATGGATTGGATGTGGCCGTTGAGGTAACCGGCTGTGGCAGCAGCACTCGTTCCGATGCTCAACTTGTTCAACCCTGTTGGAACGGAGCCAGAGGTATCCGATACCACTGCCCCACCCCCGATTGAGGCTGCAAAATTGTTTGCTGCATAAGCAGATGCAAAATTGTAGACAGCATTTGTCAAGATTGTCCCCGGCTGCAAAAGCACTTGATCTACTGAACTAGCGGTGACTGTGTATTGAGATGATGTATTGACTGCAAAATGAACAATCCGGTTCGCGCCCGATCCATCGTTTGCGTTAAACACATTCTGCGAAGCGATGGCAAAAACATTCGCTTTCACAACAAACGTCCCCTGCGTAGCATTATACCAAGGCGCGAACAGCGGCGCGGTGATGGTGCATACGTCAGCCGCCCGTGTCACTGTGCTGGCGACTGTTGGTATATAGCTTGTGGCAAATGCGCCTGCTTCGACTTGTGCGCCCCAGATGAAGATGCCGCTTGTGCCGTCGCCGGTGTAGTTAACAACATTGTTCGCAGAAGCAGGTGCTAAGTATATATTTCCTAAAAACGCGCCAGTTATTGTGCAGCGATACCAACCGTTGCCAGCGTTAGTTATTGTAGCAGTAACCGCCGATCCAATCGTCCCTAAAACACCTGTTGCGATATTAAAAAATGCTCTAGTGTTTAATGTATCTGTCTCAAAACACAGCCATCCGCGAGTGTCAGCTTTGGCATAAACAGACAGTGTGTGCGTGCCGCTGGCTATCCCAGACGCCTTAAAAGCAACGTGTGTATTGGTAGCAGTATCTTCAACCAATTTATCTGCCGAAATCGTTCCGTCAGGGGATGCGGTAGCATTAGCAGTAATTGAAACCCGTGCTTTTATCCAGCTAACATCATTAAACTGCTCACTATACGTCAGCAAATTCACCCGCTGCTCTTCGATCAAGATGCCCTTCGGCTGGAGCGTGGCGGGGTCGTAGTCAAAGCGTGCTGGGTATACGCCGCCGTTGTTGCGGGTGTAGGTGGTGGCTGTGCTGCCGAGTTCGTCTTGAACGCCCCACATATATAGACCAGACGTGCCATCTCCTGCCCAAAAGAAAAGATGTGGCGATCCTGAAGTGTAGCTAGCGGGGAGAACATAAAGGCCCATAGTCTGCGAAACAGCAGCGCCAGTGTAGGTTAAGGTGCAGCGATACCAGCCATTGCCTGCGTTTTGGATAGAAGCTGTAGCGTTGGTTTCAATAACCGCGCCAGTGCCGATGTTGAATGTTGCGTAGTTGCCAGCGGTGGTATTTTCACGGAAGGCAAACTTGGAGTATGCGCCAGCTTTTACATATGCCGAGATAGTGTAGCTGGCAGCAGTGTGAGTTACTGACTGCGCCATGAAATGCGCCACGCCGCCAGTTGTGTCTGGCACAATAAATTCCGCTGTCGTTGTTCCGTCGGGAGCGGCAATGGCGTCTATTACTGACCCAGAACCGAAGGCAAGTATATTACCCCGCGACCAAGTGATCTCCAGCGCCTGACTTTGCAGCAGCAAGTTCACGCTGGCTGGCGTTGTCTGGATCAGGCCATTGCTGCCAACGAACGTCGCAGCGGTGGTGCGCGTGAAGGTGAATAGCGATTGGAATGTATAGTTTGTCATGCGTCGTATATTCCATTGATAAAGTCGAGGCTGAGTGTCGTGACCAGTGGCGGTGCGGTCAGTTGCTGTAGCTGGGTGTTTGTAAGCCGCGTGTTGAAGTACGCAATGGAGCGGATGTGGCCGTTGAGGAATAGCGTACTAGTTCCCGAATTGCCAAGTGAAATGCTTGTCAAAGAAGCAAAATTGCCGTTGTAAGACCCTGTACTGACTGCGCCGCCATCAAGGCAAGCATACGACGTAGGTGATTGGTACGCAGTAGCTAACTTAAATGCGGCTGTCGTTACAGTGTTTGCTGTTGGCGTTGCGCTGCTACCATCAAATATTGCGCCAGTGTTTACGGCCCGAACGTAATTCGGATAGATCGGAAGAGCGCCGCCGCCAACAATAACGCGGTTTACCCCCGAAGCAGCGGCATCAGCCGAAGTCACAAACGTACCCTCGCTGGCGTTATACCAGCTAGAGAAGTTCGTGCCTGTCATCGACGCTACGTCTGCGCTGCGTGTCACTTGGCTGGCGACTGTGGGGATGTAGCTGGTGGCGAAGGAGCCTGCTTCGAGTTGTGCGCCCCAGAATAAATAGCCATCTCCGGGCGCAGCGCTATAGTTGCCGGATGCAGACGCCTGATCTGTCTCAACTTGTACAGCTATATCAGTCACGACAGTCGCAGTTAGTGCGACGCGCCACCACCCATTACCGTAATTGGTGGCTACCATCGACACGCCTGTGTAATTTGTAGACGTAAGCCCACTGATAGCGCCGGTTGATGTGTTTAACCAGCCCCGCGCTGAACCCGTGGCCCCAAACAGTATGACAGCTTGAAATAGTGCGCCGGATACCGTCTTGACAAAAACAGAGAAAGTATACGCCGACCCCGAAGTCACAGTTACAGAGGTGGCGAGGTAACGGTTGTTTGATACACCGGATACTAGTGTAATCTGTGTCGCAGCAGTGGTGCCATCCGGCGCTGAACCACCGTTTGCAGTTACAGTTGAGTTCGCCCCAGAAGCCCAGTTTGCCCCAAATCCCGTGCTATTAAGCAACAAATTCACCCGCTGCTCTTCGATCAGCAAGCCCCTTGGCGCAAGCGTTACAGGGTCGTAATCAAAGCGCGGGCCGTAATATGCCGCTGTGGTCGTGGCGACGTAGGTGGACGGGGTGGT